CAGGACTTCCAGGTCGGCGACAAGCCGCTCGGTCCCATCGCTGACCTGCGAGAGGACGGCGACGGCGCGTACTACGAGGTGCCGCTGCTCGACACCTCCTACAATCGCGACATCCTGCCTGGGCTTGAGGCTGGCCTGTATGGTGCCTCTTTCCGATTCCGAGTGATGAAGGAAGAGCTGGTCCAGAACCCAAAGGCTACGCCTGAGAACCCGCTTGGCATTCCTGAGCGGACGATCAAGGAAGCCCAGGTGATGGAGTTCGGGCCGGTCACATTCCCAGCTTATCCCGCAGCGACTGCTGGAGTTCGCTCCAGCATCGTAAGATCACTGACGGACGCCTACGTGGTCGGCCAGATGACACGAGACCCTGACAGGCTTCGTGAGGTCTTGGAGGAGACGCTGGCGATCCGTAACACACCAAGCGCAGAGCCGACGCCGGCTGAGCCAGACGCACTCCCCGCAGATGGAGCCGAGGTTGACCTCACTCCAGACGAGGGAGCCGCGGGGCAGGAGCCGCAGGGGCCCGAGAGCGCCGCTGCAACAGATCCGGCGGAGCCGGAGCCAGAGTCCGAGCCAGAGTCCGAGCCTGAGATCGAGCCTGAGCTCGAGCCTGAGCCCGAGCTCGAGCCCGAGCCCGAGCCTAGATCCAGCCCCAGCACACCTAGCGAGGAGACAAGGCAAATGCCGCAGTCAACGATGACCATCGAGGAGCGTCGATCTCGGGACGAGGCGATCACCGCCCGCTTCCAGGAGATCCACGCGGAGTACGGCGCGACGCCGCTTCCGGAGGACGTTCGCTCGGAGTGGAACGGCCTCATGACGGAGCGCAGTGAGAACCAGCGCGCCATCGCAGACTTCGAGCAGCGCACTCGCGAGCTCGCGATGATCGCTGACAACCGCAGCGCGCAGGAGCCGGTCGGCGTCCCGCAGATCCGGGCCGGCAACCGCCGGGTCCCGTCCAACGTCTTCGCCCTCGAGGAGTACCGCAGCCTCTCGAGCTCGATGACAGACCTCCGTCAGGGCTATCGCGACGGCGCGCTGTCCATCGTGGAGCGCATGTCGTTCTCGCACCCGGACGCGCAGGCGGCCAAGGTGCAGGCGCACATCCAGCGCCTGCTCGATCACAAGGACACCGAGGACGGCCAGTTCGCGCAGCGCATCATCGCGACGAGCTCGCCGGCCTACGCCCGAGCGTTCGGCAAGTCCCTCAAGGGCTCGCCCCTCACCGCGGACGAGCAGCGCGCCATGTCCCTCGGCTCGGACACAGACGGCGGCTTCGCCGTGCCGGTCTCGCTCGACCCGACGGTCATCCTGACCTCGGACGGCGTGGTCAACCCGATCCGGAGCATGGCCCGGGTCGAGACCATCGTCGGCAAGGAGTGGCAGGGTGTCACCTCCGACGGGATCACCGTCACCCGAACCACCGAGGCCGACGAGGCCACGGACGACTCCTTCGCGCTCTTGCAGCCCGTCGTGAGCACCAACCGCGTCCAGGGCTTCGTCCCGTTCTCGGTCGAGCTCTCGCAGGACTGGGGCGCCCTTCAGTCCGAGATCTCTGTCCTCCTCGCTGACGCGAAGGACGTGGAGGAGTCCGCCTCCTTCATCCTCGGCAACGGCATCGGCACCGCCGCGGGCGGCATCATCGGCACCCTCGACGCCGGCAGCACCGTCAACCCGCTCACGGACAACACGTTCGCGGTCGGCGACCTCTACAAGGTGGAAGAGGACCTCGGCCCGCGCTTCCGCGCTCGCGCCCAGTGGCTGGCCAACAAGGCCATCTACAACAAGGTCCGCCAGTTCAACACCTCCGGTGAGGCGAACCTCTGGGTCCGCCTGGCCGACGCGACGGGCAGCGAGCTGATCGGCTACCCGGCCAAGGAATCCTCCGAGATGGACGCAGCCGTCTCCGACGGCAAGAAGGTCCTCCTCTTCGGGGACTTCCGGAACTTCCTCATCGTGGACCGCGTGGGCATGAGCGTCGAGCTCATCCCGCACCTGTTCGGCTCCTCGGGGCGGCCGACAGGTCAGCGTGGCATCTACGCGATCTGGCGCAACAACAGCGTCGTCCTCGTGGATAACGCTTTCCGCCTCCTGATCCTCTAGTCTAGCAAGACGGATAGTGAGCCGGTCTCGACTCTGTCGAGCCGGCTCGCTCATCTTCTAAAAGGAGAAGTGTTCATGGCGTCTTCGGACATCTACGTCGCGAAGGAGAGCTTCGCGACAGAGCTCGACGGACAATCGGTCATCGTCCAGAAAGGAACCACTCGCGTTCGCGCTGGACACTCGCTCATGAAGGGTCGCGAGAGCATGTTCGAGCTGCTCACCGTCCAGTACGACGTGGAGCAGGCGACCTCCAAGCCGGGCGAGCAGCGCGGCGCCGCAGAGCGGCGAGAGACCAAGGCCGCTGAGGTCAAGGCAGAGTCTGAAGTTGTGGTCGAGGCTGAGGCTGAGGCGAGCGAGGAGTAGCATGTCCACGATCCGCGGCAAGGTCATCTCAATCGCGACAGACGGCGCTGGCGCGTTTGCCACCGACGTTCGCGTGTACGGCAAGATCCACGCCCTCGCTCTCCGGATCGGCGACCTGGAGACTCCTGACCTGACGGTCGAGGACTACCTGAGCGGCGCTCCCGTCCTCGCAGTGTCAGGCGCCGCCGCGAGCAAGCGATGGCAGCCGCGGGTGCTCGTCCAGGATGATTCTGGCGACGACATCGCTGCGACATACGACGCGCCGTTCGCGACTGGACGCCTGAGCGTCGTCGTGGCCGGCGGCGGCGCCACGAAGTCCGGGGAGCTCGTGATCGTCTTCGAGGGCTGACGAGACGCTGGGCAAGCGACAATATGAGGGACGGACTCGGGCGCCGCACTGGCGCGGGTATCGTCCCAGACAAGGAGAGCACGTGGACATCAAGCGCGTTCCGGTCACCACGCTCGCGGACGGGTCGTTCGCCCAGAACATCCATGTCACCGGGCAGGTCGAGGCTGTCTTCGTGAGCCTCGGCAACCTCAGCACCCCTGACATCTCCATCACTGACCTGATTACGGCCAAGGTCGTCCTGGCGAAGACAGGTCTGGCAACCAGCAAGCTGTACCAGACAAAGACGGTCGTGCAGAAGGCCTCAGACGGGACAAACCTCTCGGATCTCGACGACGTGCCGGTGTTCGGCCACCTCAAAGTGGCCATCGCTGGCGGCGGGGACAAGGCTAGCGGCACGATCTACATCATGGTTCGCGGCTAACAAAGTCTTGCAGGTTCGGGCGTCGCTCTAGACGCGGGCACTGTGAGCAGTAAGGAGATCACGTGAACATCAGGCATATCGGTCTTACCGTGGACGCAGCCGGCGCGCTCGCCGTTGACGTGCGGGTGTCGGGCCAGATCGTGGCCATCTTCGTGGACAAGGGCACACTCGACACGCCCGACGTCACCATCACGGACCTGACGACGGGCGACACGGTCCTCGCCGCAGCGGGCATCGCCGCGGACAAGGTGTTCATGCCTCGTCGCCTCGTCCAGGGCGCAGCAGACGGAGCGGACATCGCCGTGACGTACGACGCGCCTGTCGTCCTCAGCGCGGCTCACGTCGTGGTCGCTGGGGCCGGGAACAAGACGACCGGGGACCTCTACATCGCCTACCGCGGGTAGCACCAGCACAGGATCTGCAAGGTGACTGTCGCATACTGCACCCTCGAGGACGTAAAGACGACGCTGGCGGGAGACGTGCCTAACATGGGCGCGTCTCACGACCGGTCGCTCGTCACGAAGATCCTGGAAGTCTCGCGCGACCTGGACCGCCAGGTCGCTCTTGAGCGAGGCGACGAGACGCACCTGTTCTCGTTCCTCGCGGACCAGCAGTATGGTCGTCAGCGCGTCTACTTCTCGTCCTCACCCGCCCCGACCTCGAGCACGTTCGTGCTCGAGCTCGGCGGCGACGTGACGACGGACCTCTTCTTCCAGGCGGGCGCTGCCGAGGTGCAGGCAGCGCTCGAGGCTCTCACGACAGTCGGCTCCGGGAACGTCGTCGTCAGCGGGTTCGACGGCGGACCGTGGACTGTCGACTTCGCTGGAGATCTCTCTGGGTCACAGCCGGTCATCACCGGTGACGTGACGATGACGGACGGACCGACGGCTGCCATCGTCGTCCTGGCGATGTGGGACGGAGTCGACTCCCTGTACAGCGAGCGTGTCTACTACCCGACGCCTGACGCGTACGGCAGGATCATCCCCATCGACGACTGCGTGGACATCCAGAGCGTCACCATCTACAACGCCAGTGGCAGCGCGACGCAGACGCTGTCTGTCCCTGGGGACTGTCGACCGTACCCGACCCGTGGGCTCCCGTATCAGGGCATGAAGTCTACCGGGATCACCTGGCCTGAGTGGCCGAGCACCGTCGGCGTGGTCGCCCGCTGGGGACACGCGTACCAGGTCCCGAAGGACGCGCAGGAGGGCGTGGTCATCGAGGTCATCCGAGCGCACTTCGCTGGTCAGGCCGGGAACGACGACAGGCTCGGGATGACGCCGTTCGGCAAGGTCATCACGTCGAAGGCATACACGTCCAAGTTCTACAAGCTAGTGTGCGACTACGGACAGTCGAAGCTGTGGTAGCCTGATGCGTCCGCCTGTCCAGATCCTCGTCCACGACTACAAGCCGATCATTCGCTCTCTCGCAGCGGAGCTGAGCGCTCGCGCGGTCGGCGTGCAGACAGGCCTCGCGAACGTGGCCGTCAAGATCCAGCAGCGTGCCAAGGCAAACGCCGCACAGCACCACTACGCTGGCAGGCTTGAGTCCAACATCGAGTGGTGGGAGAGCTTCAGGTCGCCGACGTATGTCAGGTACAGCGTTGGCATCCGAGGACGCAAGTTCGTCCCTGAGGGCAAGACGTTCGAGGTCGGATGGCGCTCGAAGAAGGGCCTTCGTCCGCCGACAGCTCCTCTCGCAGAGTGGGCTCTGGCCAAGGGGTTCGCGAGCACGCCGAACGAGGCGCGTCGAGTCGGCTACATGATCGCCAAGAAGATCGGCGAGCGGCCAGGCTATGAGTTCGGTGAGTTCCACTGGCTGAAGGACGCGTTTGACGCAGAGATGCCGAGCGCGATGGCGACCGCGATGGCCTACGGGATGCGGTCGAGCGTGCCTCGTGACGCACGTGGCCGCTTCGTAGCTTACCTGCACTGACATGGACTCCTCGAACATCGCCACCGTCGTTGACTACACTGCGGCCATGGCGGCGCGGATCCCAGGGATGCAGGCCGTAGCCGCGTCAGGACAGGGCGTGGTCGATGACCCGCTGCGCCCGGGCCAGAAGATCGCGACTGCTCCCGCTGTGCCTGCTACGCCATTCACGCACTGGAGTGAGGTACCTGGCGCGCCCGCTGTCCAGTGGGTGTCTCAGACTGGGACGGTAGAGCTCACCTGGACCATCCCTATGCGTCTCTGGCTGCCCAAGACGGACGAGGACGCGCGACGAACCGCTATGCCGTTCTACGACCACTACCTTCGCGTCTTTGTGAGTGACCCGTTCCTCGGCGTGTACCCTGACAATCTCGTTCTCCGATCCGAGCTCACAGGTTTCTCTATCGGTGGTGACAAGGACTGGTCTTGGCTCGACGTGCGGTTCGTCGTGGTCGAGCGAGTCAACTACGGTGCCTCGTGAAAGCCAGCGCACGCGAGGATCTTCCCCGTTGCCAGTACAATGCGCTAGGCTCGAGCAAGCTGGCTCCGGCGCGACGCCGGCGCGCGTATAGAAGGAGTCGAAGGAACAATGGCTAGGACGAACATCGTAGCACAGACGTTGGCAGGTGCGTACCCTGCGCTTCCCATCGCGGGCGGCAGTGCCGACCTCACGATGACCCCAGCAGACACGGTCAACCAGAACATGACCCCGCTCGTCGACAGCAAGACGCTGCTCCTGGCGCACAACACCGGCGCGTCGGGGCGCACGATCACGATCACGTCCGTGGCGGACACCCTGAACCGGACGGGCGACATCACGGCGTACGCGATAGTCGCGGGTGCCATCTCGCGCTTCGGACCCTTCAAGACGGTGGGCTGGGCGAACGGCGGCAAGCTCAACTTCGAGGCGAACAACGCCGAGGTCGTCTTCGCCGTCATCACGCTCTCGTAGTCGCCGATCAAGATAGCGCCGTCAACGGCTGAAAGGGTCAAGGACAGATGAGCAACGCAATCGCAGGACCCGGCTTCCTGCTCCAGGTGGAGATCACCGGGACGTACACGACCATCGCCGAGGTCAAGGACATCAGCGGTCCCGAGACCTCGGTCGACGTCGTGGAGGTCACGAACCAGGACTCGCCCGACAACTTCGAGGAGATCATCCCGACGCTCAAGCGCGGCGGCACGACCTCGTTCGACGTCAACTTCGTGCCGACGGATCCGACGCACGACGGCACCTCAGGCCTCCTGTTCTACTTGAACGGAAGGACCCTCGAGAACTGGCAGATCGTCATCCCTGGCTCCGGTCTCTCGGTCCAGTTCTCAGGCTACGTCGTGAAGTGGGGACCGAAGTTCCCCGTGGCGAACGTCGCCAGCGCGACCATCGACATCCGGGTCAACGGCCCGGTCGTCATCGAGACCGCCCTGTAGCAGGGTCCAGCGCAGCACGCGCAGAATAGGAGGACTCAAGATGAGTCTGAGAGTGCAGCCCGACAGTGGCCCGCCCGTCGAGTTTCTCGAGGGCGGGTCACGACTTACTGTAGACGAGACGCCTGAGACGCTGATCAAGTCTGCAGTCACCAGGCTGCGCGCATCTAACAAGCTGTCGCCGGCGCGGCCAAAGAGCGTCGCGATCACCCACCTGGACGAGGCGCTGCTCTGGCTCGGCGCCTACACGCGAGGAGAACTCAAGTGAGCAACACGCCCACTAGCGAAGGCCCTGAGAGTGAGGACCTTGTCCCTGTCTCCGTCAGCGCGGTTGACGACCCCGCTGCCAGCGAGCCCGTTCCTGAGCCTGCCGCTCCGCTGCGGATCCTCGGCCGCGACGAGATCCTCGACTCAGAGGACCTGGCCACAGAGACGGTGGCTGTCCCTGAGTGGGGCGGCGCCGTCATCGTGCGAGCGCTGACTGGCACCGAGCGGGACGCGTACGAGAGTGAGATCTTCTCGCTTCGTGGCTCCGGAGGTGGTATCGAGTACAACCTCCAGAACATCCGCGCGAAGCTCTCTGCTCGCACCATCGTGGACACCGACGGCAAGC